TAGCCACAATATAAAACTCGTGAGCCCTTACAGCATCCATATAGAATGCAGCCTGCTTGTAATACTTAAACTTCCTTACAGAGCTCGCAAAGCCGTAATAAGAGCTATCTTGTGTTGTTTTAAGATCAACTATAATATCAGACTCTTTATTGTAAACATCAAGCATACCTCTACATTTTACACCAAACTCTTCATTTTCCCATGCTATAATATGTTCTTTAAGTCCGTTATTAAGCATTAACTTAGCATCAGAATCTTTCATTATTTTTTCAGTTATTTGATTTATAAGATAATAATCTTGTTCTGATATAACAGTTTTAAACATATTGTTGTTTGTAAACTCTTCGTAATCTGCCTTTCCCTGTTTAGTTCTTTTATCAAACTTAGGAGATATTGCATAGTAATTTTCAAATTCTTCTGGCTGTAAGACATTCATATGTAATGCTGATCCAAATTTCATTGCTGGTGTACTAGGCTGAGGATTATCCATCATAAACCTAAAATATTCTGGTGATTTACCAGTAAGATTATTCAACATACTGTTAGATACATATTCTGTATCTATATAGTAGTTGTGCTGTGTTAAATTATGTTCTTTAATTAATTTCATATATAGGTTAAAAAAAGCCCCCAAAGATGATTATATCTTTAGAACGGGGGCTTTAACACCAAAGAAGTTCTACGACAAGTAGTAGTTATTCTTTTGCTTCCGCTTCTTCTTTAGTGGTTTTCTTATTTTCTTTAGTTTTATTTTTTTCTTCTTCTATTTTTTTATCTATTTCTCCCATTCTTACAAGAATGTTTTCTGCATTTGGAATTCCTTTACAGTATTCATCAAGACTTTTTCTGAATCCTTCTAGGTCTTCTGTTTCTGTTCCATTGTAATCTTTATGCACCCAAGTAAGTAATGCTATTTCATGAGCATGTAAAGCGTCTGCTAATGATCTTAATGTATCAGCTACAGTTAATGCTACTTTGAATTTTTTACCACCAATATTGATTTCTTCTTTTTCTGATATTGATTTATTTTGTGTTTTGGGTTTTCTTTTTGTTTTGCTTTTTGCCATTGTTTTAATTTTAATTAATTTACTTTTATTTCTACACCTGGATTTTCTTTATTGTATTCATAAGTCTCAAATGAGGGTTTTATAAATTCACAATTGTCGTCTTCTATCCATTCATATTTAACCATTAAATCCTGAACTGTTTGACAAGGGTTTATATAATCAAATTTTCTTCTACTCTTTCTGATAAATTTAAAACTAATTTGATAAGGTGGTTCTTTATCTTTTAATAATTTTAAAAAATCATCCTTTTTCTGTATCCATTCTTCTTTAGACTCTTTAATATAATTCATAGTTGTTTTTGAATGAATTAAATATTTTCCTGTCCATCTTTTTCCATTTTTAGAACTTGGTACATTTCCTTTTATAAATATCATAAGAGCAATTATGGGGCCGAAGCCCCATTAAATGTTAAAATGGCATATCCTCATCAGCAATATTATCGCCAAAAGATTCAACATCATTATTATTAATTTCATTATTTTGTCTTGCCCAAGCTTTATGCTCTTCCATAAACTTAGTTCTCTCATCTTCAGATAATTCTCTATTCATATCTGGATTATAGGTACACTTTCCTCCTTCTTTTGCAGACCATCTATACCCTACAGAAGTTCTAATTACAGGCTCTCCTGTACCTTTAGTTATTGTAGTATATTCTTGAGAGGTAAAGGCTACCATTAGCTTTTTTCCTATAGCGTCATTCATAGCTTTAGTATCATCTGAAAAATCTCTGACTCCGCAATTAATTAAGAAATCTCTTAATTGTTTAATCTTCCAATCTTTAGATGACTTTTTGTCAGTATCCTTTACTGCCCAAAATCTACATTTACCAATTTTTCCTGATGATGTTACTAAAAAGTCTATAAACGGACTTCCTGTGTAATTATCTAATTGATCAGATGTTTTAATTCCTGTCACTTCACATAGCTGAGCTCCAGGTGTTATGTATTCAAATTTCTGTCCTTCTGCAGGACCTGTTGTTACGACTTTTAAGTCAAATGGTAATACTTTCATTTTTTATTTATTTAAAATTTGTAATATTTTATGTAGTTTTTCTTTTGTTTCAATTACTTGAAGTTTTAAGTCTAAGTTATATTCTTTCACTCTTTCAAATTCTTTACGTAGAGATTCTAATTCTTCATAATAACTGGTATCTTGTGTTAGTATTTTATCAAATACTTGTTCTTCTCTTTCTTGTTCCATTATTTATTATTTTTAATTTTCCAATTAATATATTTAGTTAGCGTATCGCCATCAAATATAATTTTATCTTTTTCTGGAGCATAAGGATAGTCCTTACCTTTCCATTGTTTAGTTTGTAGCGTCTGTATTGGTAGTCTGTATAAAAACCTACCTATACCCCATGATACACATGCACGTTTAAATGCGTCTGATACATGGCCTTTATCTTTCTCTACTTTAGATTCTGATCCTGTGTCTGATTTCCATATCCAAGTGTCATATTGTGCTCCTCCATGACATATACCTACTTTACAGAATAATAATCCGTTTTCTTCATAAAATATACTTTGCCAATTTTCTGGACCACAAACTTCATCTAATATGTCCATGCAGTCTCTAGCGTCAATATATGCTACACAGGTTGTTTTTCCGTACTTAGTGGACTGTACTCTCCACTTATATGGTAATTCTTTTTTTAAGTCGTTTAAATTCATTTTTTTCTTGTTTGAAATTTTTGTAAATTATCTTTAATTTTTTTTGCAGTTTGTAATGCTACTACAAATTTTACAAATCTTCTAATCATTACAGGGCGACCCTTTAATATTAGTATTAGTGCAATCTCTTTAAATGATTCAGTAAGTATTTTTTTTACTGTTGCTTTATTTAATCCTAAATCGTAAGCTATTTCATTTACGATATCTTTTAAGTGTGAACGATTACTTTTTTTCTCCATCAGGTTTTGGAGTTATAGCAGTAAGTATTGAGAATATGACTCCCGCTACTACTGCAGTTGCTAGTCCGCTGAAAGTACCTATAAATAATAAAGGTATCCCAATCGTAAATAATATATCCCAAAGAGATTGTGATTTTACTAGGTTTTTTCTACCAAGTATTTTGTGTAAGATAATGTAATATCCTATTGCTGTGAACAAAGCCACCGTTAATATTCCCATGCTTTTTTAAATTATTTGAAGGTAAATATACAAAATATATACTACCTGCCAAATAATCTAACAGTTAAATAAATAGGTACTGCAATTAATAAGAATATTAATATGGTTAATAATACTGGTGCTATATAGAAAATAACTATTGTAATAGCCAGTGTAGTTAGTATAGGAAATCTACTTATTATATTATTTTTCATAATTTTCAAATTTAGTTAAATTACTTATAAATTTTAGAGTTACTTCTCCAACTCCTATATTTCTACCTTTAGCAAATATGATATTGGCAATGCCTTTTGCATCATGTCCAGCATCATCATATTCTAATCCGTAGTATTCAGGTCTATAGATAAGCATTACTATATCTGCAGCCTGTTCTATTTCACCTGATTCTCTTAAATCAGATAGTGTAGGCTTGCTATTATTTCTCATACCTACACCTCTATTCAATTGACTCAATGCTATTATAGTTATATTAAGTTCTTTAGCAAGATTCTTTAGTTTTCGTGCTACTTTACTCACTTCTTGTTCTCTTGATAGCTTTTTAGAAGAATATGATACTAGTTGAAGATAATCAACCATAACAAGTTTAACTTTTCTTGTTTTTACATATTCTTTTATTCTATAGATAAGATAATTTAATGATGTTATATTACACTCATCTATATTTATTGGTGTATTTGATACAGTGGTTGTTGCTTTGTGAATTCTTTTTAGTTCTTCATCTCCTATAGTTCCATTAGCAATATAAGAATTATTAACTCCAGATTCCACTGATATTAATCTTTTAAGCAATTGTGGACTACTCATTTCGTAAGAAAATATTACAGTAGGTGTTTTACTATATTTAGCAGCATTAAAGGCCAAGGCAAGAGCAAAACTTGTTTTACCCATAGATGATGCTCCACCTACAATTATAAGATCTGTTTCTTGCCAACCTCCAGTGAATTTATCAATATCTTTAAACCCTGTTGGTATTCCTAATAGTCCTTCACTATTCATTCTCACTTCAATATCTCCAAGCATATTATTTAATTGCTTATCAAGATCTGCAAGTTCTTCTCCTTTGGATGTATTTAATTTAGACATGTCTTTTTCTATACCTCCAATGATAATTTCTAACTCTTCTCTTTCTGATAATTGATTATTTACATTAGAAACTATACCAAAAAGTATTCTTTTTTGGAATTCTTCTTCTAATATAGCTATGCAAGTTGTTATATCTGTAAAAGAAAATGCATCATCTGTCATAAGTGATAGATTATAAATAACTTGATCTCCTTTAATAAGTTTACCTAGTGTTAGTAAATCTGCCACTTGACCCCTATTCATTAATTTAATAAATGCTATATATACTGATTTATTAAAAGGAGTAACAAATAGTTCTTCATGTAAAAGGTTAGAATATTTTTCATATAACTCATTGTTAACAATCAGTTTGCCTAATAGAGTTTTTTCTATTTCTTCATTTGTCATAGTATAATTTTAAGGGAAACGCAAATATATGATTATTCTCCATATTTTCGTCTAGCTTCAGCTTTTTCTTCAAGATGATTTTCTTCCATTCTTGCTTCATATTCATAATCTTCTTCTAGATCTTCAGTCCAGTTTTCGCATTCATTACATATATATCCTGTAGCTTCTGCTTGTTTGCCACATCCTGGACACATATCAGTATTTGTGTACATTTCAAGTATACAACAGTCTGATATCCAGCTCTTTGTATAACTAGCCCCGCAACAAGGGGTTACCATATTGTATCCTTCATCATCAGGGCTAGCTAATTTCCATTGATCATATGTCATTTTATTATTATTTCATTTTTAGTTAACATCCATTGACAATTAACAAGACGATGTCCTTTTCTTACTAAAAATTCATCAACATCATGCTCGTTGTCATTCTTTTTCATTGTGTAAATATAAGTGATGTCTTTGAAAAAATCTAATACTATTAATTTCATGATTGATTGTTTTTAAGCCATTCTAGAGCATCTAAGACAGCATCGTCCTTTCCAGCTATATCATCTCTATGATTAATATTAACATATGTTATAAGTTTTAATATTATTTTTTTGGCTTCTTTTAATTCACTAATATTTATTTCATTTATTTGAGTTTGGTATAAATCTTCAAAAAATATTTTATTTATTGTTGTTTTATCCATATTATAATGATTTAATTGATTTTAATTTAGTTTTTGTTTTTACAAGTGTTTCTGCTTTTCCGCGTTTATTTATAGTGAAATATGCGCGTTTTATTATTACTCCATCAACAGAATAAGAGAAGACAATATGATCTTCTCCTTTATATTCTCTAATTCGTTTAGTAATACATGTATCTACAAAATCATGTGAGTTGCTAGCACTGCTACCTACACATATTGTAGTTTCGCCAGTTTCTTTAACGCCATATGATTTATTACTATTGTAAATACATGCTTGTACTTTATTCCAAATTGGATAACTATATGCCATAATTTAAAAGTTTTGTTTTCTCCATTCTTCATCAGAGAGGTTAAGTTCATGTATTTCCCAGCTATCACCACTAATATCCATTTGTTCTAATTCTTTTTCTGCTATTAAATCCCATATACCTTCATCTCCTAGCTCTATACATTCATTAATTTTTTCTTTATGATCTCTACCATCATCTGGAAATTTTAATGTAATGTTTGTAGTATATGTTCTATTGATTGTTACTTGATATTCTTTCATAATTCTAATTTTATTTGATTTTTACTAGGTTGCCATTGATAATAGTAAAGAGTATATGTTTTATCTCTACCAAACTTATCTGGAAAGGTTTGTTCTCCAAGCAATATAGTATCTTCATCTATTACCATTTTCTTATCACCATGCTTAACAAGTATTTTTTCTTTAGTATATTTATAAGGCAGAGCAACAAGATCAAGCCCAGAGTGTCTAGGATTAACCTTGTAGCCTGCTATAAGTTTCTTTAAGAGATATGATTTCATATCACTGGTATTGTACCTAAGTCTTCAAATGTAGTAAGCATAGCTCCACCGTCATTACCTTCGTCATCCATTTGAGGTGTTATGATATTACCATCTTCTAAGTGTATAGTAATAGGACGTGAATGCCACATCATATCTTCCATCATATCTTTAGGAAAGTATTCTACTTTAACTATTTTTTTACCAACTAAATGTTTAGCTGTTAAATCTGTCCAGTATTCTTCTACTGATCTGCCTTGAATTTTAATTTCACTCATAATTTTGTTCTTTCATTAATTTTGTTATTAACTTAACTAGTTTTTCTAAAGAAATAGCAACACGTTTAATTTCTTTATGTAGTTCTTTTTGTTCCTTACTCATTATTAAATGGTTTTTTATTTAATATTGCTTTAAGTTCTTTGCCAAGATTAACTAATCTGTCTTGTAATTCTTTTTCATCTATATTGCTAATAGTTTGTTCAATATTATTAACAAGAGTGTTTATAGCGCGCTTGGTATTAGTAAAAGAAAGTTCTTTCCCTAAGTTATCACGCCATTTATTAAAAGAACCACTTAAGTTTTTATTTGTTGTTGTGAAGTTCTTTATATAGTCTTTTGTGTCTTTTTCGTTATTTATTATACTCATTTTATTTATTATTTAGTCCATATTCTTTTATATTTTATTTGTATAGGTGGATTAAATCCAAACATCATTATAAATGTATTATTTTTTATAGGATTATATAATTTATTTACTTTCATTTACTTTAATTTTAGCAGGCTTGATATTAGCCACGTTAATACTTATTGTTTCTGTTTCTTCTCCACATACAAGGCATTTAGGCTCATCATCATCAAGTGATACTTCTGCTTCACAGCATTCTGAAGCTGAGTCTAAGTCCCAATGATTATCTTCAAATACTTTTTTGTGTTGAGCGAACAATCTACCACCAAAGCACATACCGTCCTCTTGATATTCTAATGTAAATTGTAAACCAGGAAAGTCTTTCATAATATTTTCTATCCAGGCTGTAGGAGGACTCCAAGCTGTTTCAAATGTTACAGCAAAATAATCTATATCACTGTGATCTATATAAGGCTCGCAAGCGTCCCATTTAGTTCCCCAATTTTCTATACTCCAATTGTGCCAATCTTTACGATCACCACGAGGTAGTGTTCCCTCAAATGAAAACTCTGATCCTTCAGGACAGTTTTCTGATTTTTCTACAAATTCTTGTAGTTGTTTTTCGTCACCTGTTACTTCTAGGTGGTTCCAGCACCAATTTGGCATAATTATTTGTTTTTAGTTAATTTTTCTTTATTTTCTACTATTACACCATAATTGTTTTTATATCTTTCTTTATGAATTCTTGAATAATAATAATTATAGTCATTATTTTGTATCATTTCCATAACTATTGTTACCTCATCTTCTTCTAAGTATGGTATTACATCATAATAGTTTGGACCATTTTGTTCTAATTCATATTCTCCTGTTTCTTTATCAATTAGACGCATTACTCCAATTTCATATAGTTTTTTATTATGCTCTTTATTATAAGTTATTTCATTAACAACACTAACAGCATATTCATCTGTAAGCGGTATAAATGCTGTAAACCTTAAGTCTTTAAATGTATATTTCATATCTC